AGGGCGTGTTCGCCGACCTCGATGCCGCTTCTCCACGGCATCGAGGTCGGCGAACACGCCCTTAGCCCCTTCGAGGTCGCCCTTGCTGATGAAATCCTCAGCCTTGGCACAGAGGTCGATCGCTGTCTTATCCAGCGCGACGACGTTTGTCTCGCTTGCGAGTGGATGGGTCATGCTGTCCTCCGCAGGCCCAGCTTGTGCCGGGCCAGTTGAAGCCGTAGAGCCATCTCCGCAGCCTGGGCTTCCACCTCGGGCAGCACGACCGGCCGCGCCAGCTTCTCGGCAAGGGCTTTCGCCTCTTCCACGAGTTCGGCAAACGCGGCTATGTGGGTGTCGTTCAGCGCGCGATACTCGGCGGCACGGCGGTTGTGGCGGGCTTCCACCTCGCGCACGGCCTCGCGCAGCACCTCGCTCACGCGCTCTAGGAGCTGTTTGGTGGGGATTTCCTTGACGCCGGTGATGAGCGCCGTGTCTTTCGCGGGGATGGTTACGCCGCTAATCTCAATCAGATTTAACTTCTTCAGCAGGCGGTCCCCGTCCGGGTTGACCTCGGAATCTTTGGTGAGATAGCCAATGGACAAGCCGTCCACCAGCCCCTCTTTCATCAGCTCGTAGGCGTCGGCCGCTGCTTTGGTCTTAGCAAGTTTCCAGCGCCCATAGAGTCCGTAATCGGTTTCCTCAAGGCTGATGACCTTGCCGATCGGCGTGCCCATGTCGTGCTGCCAGAGAAACTTCGGCACCCGGAGCTTCAGGCTGTCGGCAAACGCGCCGCGCACAATGATGTCACCGTAGGAGTCTGGGGGGCCGCCAAAGACGGACGCCCACCCCTCGATGATGCCCTCGTCGCCACCCGCCTTCAGTTCAACTTGCTGGAGTGGGATGTCTTTGTGTGGCACCGCGCCCTCCGGGCATAGAGAAAGCCCACCAGAGGGCGGCGGTGTCGCCGCGCCGTGGTGGGCGTTATGCCCGGATGTGGGTTATGACAGAATCTTACAGCCTTCGACAGTTTACTGTCAAGCAAGGAGGAGCGTGCGCCCGCCGCACCGCTCGCACCGCACCTCGGCGGGCAGGCTGTACGTCGCCTCGCGCCCGTTGTGCCTGACGAAGATAACGCTACCATCCCGCACGCCGAGAGTCTTGTCGCACTTCTCGCAGCGCACCGCCGAGGCGTGGGGGCCGGGATGGCGCGGCAGTCGCGCCGTTGAGGTGATGGCCTGGCGCTCGTAGTCAATCATGCCGCTTGCCTCCTGCCCTGCTCCAGCAACCAAGCAAAGGCGTCAACCCAGCGATGGGCGCTTACCTGTAAGTTGTGCTGCTCCACCACCACCCGCCTGAGCCGCCGCGCCAGCACGCCCGCGTACTGCCTGTCCTCCACCAGCCTCGACAATCCCTCTGCCCACTCATCCGCCGTATTCGCGATGAGGCCGGTGTCGTTGTGCCGGATGACGCTGTGATAGAGCGCGCTGGTGGCGACGACGGCCGCGCCCGACGCGCCATACTCCAACGCCTTGATGACGCTCTTGCAGGCGTTGAACGGCGTATCCGCGACCGAGCAGCAACCGATGTCGATGTTCACCAACCCGGCCGGGTACTTCGCCAGTTCGATCCACGGCAGGAACCGCAGCCGGTCGGACGGCACCGCGTCATGTACCACCTGGGCGCAATGCCCCTGCACCACGAAACGCACGTTGGGGTGCCGCTCGGCCACCCGCCGCCAGCCTTCCGCCATCGCCACGAGGTCGGCGTCGAGGCGGTTCGCGCCCGCCCAGCCAATCGTCACGGGCGGGATGATGCGCTGGGCCTGCTTCTGAATCATCCGCCACCAATCCCAGTCCAGCAGATTCGGGCAGACGGCGACGGGTATCTCGCCCTTCGTCGCCAGCCCCACCACCGTCTTGAGCCTTGACGTGCTGACAATGATGCCGTCGCAGAGCATGACCGTGTGGATCGCCTCCTTGCCCTGCTTGAGCTTTACGGCGTCCATCATGTGGTCTTCGAGATGGAGGAATAAATCATCGTCGCATTCAAACCAGACCGCGCAGCCCAGCCCGTGCAGCATGGCGATGAACTGGCGTGCGAGGTCGATCGCGAACGCGGGCCAGGTCGTGCGCGAGAGCACGATGGCGTCGTAGCGACCGAGCGCCACGAGTCCCGCGATGTCCTCGTAATCCTTCGAGCAGTGGTGGACGGGGTAGCCCTGGCGTTGGAGTTCGGCGGTTGGCTGCCACACGCGCCAGAGTGAACTGCCGTCGCTGCCGCCCGTCAGGAAGAGGACGCGGGGTGCGGTCATTGTCGCCACCCTGTCGCAAAATCACTCCACCAGTGGGGCGTCTCTTCGAGGTTCCCTTGCCCGTTCACAACTGCCAAGTGCCAGCTATCGCGATGGGAGACAGAACGAATATGTTCTGCCGCCTCTTCTGTCGAATCAAACGAGCCGTAGTAGTCGCCCATGCCCCCGCCCGGATAATAGGTGTCGTATCCGAAGAGGTGGTAGCGCGTTCGCTCCTCGCTCATCCCTTGTCCCCCAGCACCATCGCCAACCCCTCGACAGGCGTGCTGATTAGCCCCGTGCCGTCTACAAGTTCCTTGCGCCACCGATAGTTGAAACGGCCCGAAGGGTAGCGGCATGTTCCGAAATACCCCTTGTCACCGATCGGCTTCTGGTGCCGCATCAAGAATTGCTTGTGTTGCTCGTACTCGTGCTCATCCATGTCGCCCAGTTGGTCGGGGAAGTGTCCGCAGTCGTAGACGACGTTCTCCCAGATAGTATTGCCGTCGCTGTCCTCGCACGGACGTGGTCCTCGTTTCGCCATTTAGCGCCTCCCCATGCTATAATTAGGGCAACGGAAAGCCCCCGCGCTGTTCGCAGCAGCCGGGGGAATGGCGCCCCAAACCTGTATAGGAGGTTCAGAATGCCCAACCGTTATACCGGACCTTTGCCCCTCGCGCAACGCTTCTGGTCGAAAGTGGATAAATCGGGCGACTGCTGGATCTGGACCGCTAGTTACGGCAGCGTTGGCTACGGGCAATTTGGCATTGCAGGCAAACTCCACGGCGCACATCGGGTAGCCTACGAGTTGGTGCATGGACCTATCCCCGAAGGGTTGCGTGTGCTTCACCGTTGCGACAATCGCGCCTGTGTTCGCCCCGATCATCTCTTCCTTGGCACCCAAGCCGATAACATGGCAGACATGCACAGCAAGGGGCGTGGGTATAGCTACTTTCGCCAATACCCTGAGCGCGTGCTGCGTGGCGAACAGCAGCACGCCGCGAAGTTGACCGATGATGTTGTTCGCAAGATTCGTCGACTTCATGCCGATGGCCTCAACTACCCCGAACTTGCTGCCCGATTCGGCGTGTGCAAACAGTCCATTTGCAACATCGTGCGTCGTCACACATGGCGACACGTCGCCTAATCCACACTGGCGGTAACTAGGGCTAATCCCTCCACAGGTGAGGAGATTAGCCCTGTTCCGTCTACCATCGTCACTTCATACCGATAGGTCGTGCCCGCCGTCAGCGCCGCCGTCTGCGTGTCCGTCAGCACCAGCGTGGCGATGCCGCTCACCGGCGTCGTCAGCGTCAGCGTCGGCGCGGGGTCAATGGCGTCCGCAGCCGCGCCCGGTGCGCGCAGGTGGAACGTCAGCGTGCAGCCGGTGATGTTGACCGCTACGCTGTCCTGGGTGATGGTCAACGCCTTGCTGTAATCGTCGCCCTGTTTTATCAGCAGTGCCGCGATGCTCATTAGCCCCACCGTCCTCGCTTGTCGTCACTCCACACGCCTCGCCGCTCCTCGTCGCCCCACGCGCCCGCACGGTCGTCGCCCCACGCGCCCGAGGGACTGGTGATGGGCTGGAAGCCGCCCGCGCTGAATGCCCCCACGCCCGCGCCTACGAGGTCGGGCAGCGTCACCGCTGCGCTCCCGGTGTAGACGGGTGCTGTGAACGTCCCAGCGCCCGCCACGGTCAGCACAGGCAGCGTCAGCGCCCCCGTGCCCGTGTAGGTCGGCGCCGTGAACGTGCCTGTGCCGGCCGCCGTCAGGTCGGGCAGGGTGATGTCTGCCGTGCCGCTGTAGACCGCCGAGGCGAAGATGCCGGTGCCGTCCGCGTCGATCGCGGGCAGGGTGATGGCCGCCGTGCCCGTGTAGACGGGTGCCGTGAATGTCCCGCTGCCGCTGGCGGTGACGGCGGGCAGGGTTGCCGCGCCCGCGCCGAGGTATTCGCTAGCGAACGTGCCCGTGCCCGATGCCGTCATCACCGGCAGGGTGATGGTCGCGCTGCCCGTGTACGTTGGCGCTGTGAACGTCCCCGCGCCGCTCGCCGTCATCGCCGGGAGATTCACCGCTGACGTGCCGATGAACGGGTGCGTGCCCGTGCCACTGCCGGTGAGCGCGGGGAGCGTGACGGCGGCTGCCCCGGTGTAGACCGGGGCCGTGAACGTGCCCGCGCCCGAGGCGGTCATGACGGGCAGGCTGGGTGTTGCTGTCGCGGTGTACGTCGGCGCGGTGTGGGTGCCGGTGCCTGCCGCAGTCATGACGGGCAAGCTTGGCGCGGCGGTGCCGATGAACGGGTGCGTGCCCACGCCCGCTGCGGTCATCACGGGGAGGGTTATCGCCGCCGTCCCAGTGTAGACGGGGGCCGTGAATGTGCCGCTACCGTCAGCGGTCATATCCGGCAGGGTTATGGCGGCGGTGCCGGTGTAGGTCGCACCCGCCGAACCCGGTTGGATGGCGATGAGCCGCGCGGCCCACTGCGCCCCGCCGATGGCGCACGCCTCCGCGCCCGATGCCCCGGAACTCGCCTGCTCCTCGTCGTGGAGGCCGAACGCCGAGCCGTCGCCGCGCTCGGTCATGCCGGTCGCGCCGTTGGAATAGTTGTCGCCGTCGTAGTTGACCGAGAACAACACCTTCATGGTGTTGGCGACGGTGGTATTGATCGAGGTGGTGCCGGGGGTGGCGCTGTTGCCCGTGCCGGTGTTGGTCACGTCGATGGGGTTGGACGGGAACGCGCCCGTATCCTCGGTATAGGCGATGGCGATCAGTTCGGAGAACTCGGCCGTGCTCCACGTCACCGTGTAGGAGGCGGGTTCCGAGGCGGCGATCGTCCACCACACCCGCAGGCGGATGTCGGGGGTGTTGGCGGTGTTGACGACCTCGGAGGCGATTTCCTGAAACGTGCCGCCGCCCGAAGGTCCGCTCACCAGGTCGTCGGTGTTGTCCTCGCGATAGGCGGCGACGAACACGATGTCGCCGTCCGCCGTCCCGGTCGGCTTATTGACCGTGCGGGTGGTGGACGAGGCGAGCGCCCCGAACGTGACCGTGCGGCGCGTCCAGGCCATTGGGCTAGCCGATCAACGTGAAGGTATCTTCGAGGCCGCTGATTTTCCCCCCGCTGCCGATGACGATGCGGTAGCGCGTCTGCACGCCCTGCCCCACCGCGTAGCGCGTGGTGTCACCGGGCGGGAAGTCGATGGAGCGCGGCGCGGGGCCGGTGCCGTTGATGCGGGCGACCGTGTAGCGCGCCGTCTGCGTGGTCTGGTTGTCGCACCAGAGTTCCTGCACGTCGTTGTCCGCGTCGTCATAGGAGAAAAAGAGCGTGGCCTGGGTGAACGGCTCAACGGTGTCCGTCACCTGATACCGCTCGACCGTGATGATCGCCATGGTGTGCCCCTTCCCTGTACCACCAGACCACCGCCTCGGTGCGATTCCGCGCGCCCAACCGCCAGTAGGTCTGGGTCAGCGTGTTCTTCACCGTCGAGAGTCCCATGCCCAGCGCCCGTGCGATCTCTTTGTTGCTTTGCCCGCCCGCCACCATGCCGAGCACTTGCCGCTGGCGTGGGGTGAGCGGGCTATCGACCGACCGGGCGCGCACGCCTAGCTCGCCGGTAGCGTGATGGTGAAGCTGCTGATGGCGGCGGTCCCACCGGCGATAAACGTGACCGTATTGAAGTTGAGGTCAGCGCCCGAGGTGCCCACCGTGCCGTCGATGCGCTTCTTCGTGGCGCTGCTGCCGGTTGGGCCTTCGGATACGTCGTGCATCCTGAACCACGTCACCGTCACGGAGGCGTCAACGTTGGTGTCGCTGGTGATGGCCGCGAGCGTCATCACGCCCGCCGCCGCCGACCCGATCCAGTTCGCCGTAAAGGTCAGGGTCGCCGCCAGCGTGCCCGCGCCCACGTCCGCGTCCGCGTCGGCCGGGATGGTGCCGCTGTAGAGGTTGATCGCGCCATCGGTATCGAAGAGCGTGTTCAGACCACTATCCAGAATGAAGTTTCGTGTGCCGGTGCTGAGGCGAATTGCCATGCTAGATGACTCCTTCCCTGACGATGGGTATCAATACGAGCGAACACCGAGGATGGTCGAGCTGCGGCGCGTCATCGAGCGCCACCGTCGTCCCCGCCCGCGCGAGGCACGTCGCGGTGTGGTCCTTGCCCCTGGTGGCGTCGCTAATCTTCACCTCGTCCACCACGCCACTGGCCTTGTAGCGGTTGATGGCGGCGAGGCGCTGGGCTTCCCCGATTTCTGTGGACGCCACCATCTCCGCGCGCCCCTTCCACGTAATCGAGAAGAGATGGTCGAGCATGTCGGCTATCTCTTGTGTCGTCTTGCCTTCGCGCTGGCCCTGTTGCAACACGTCGGCTATCTGTCGCCGGCTGCTCTCAGTAATCATGACCACGCGCCTTGCGGCCTCTTCCAGCAGCGCCTCGGTGTCCTCGTCGCGCAACCTGAACGTCAGCGGGTCCACCGGCAGCGTGTCGCCGGTCAGGAAGTGCAACTCAAGGAGGATGCGCCTGTACGCAGGGTCGAGCACCAGGGCTAGCCCTATCTCGTCCTCTTCCGGCACGAGATCGTCAACGCGCACGGCCTTGCGCTCAATCCGCTGCAACAATCTCTGCCACCTCGCGAACCTTCTGCTGCACGCCATTGTCGTTAAAGACCTTCGCCCACATAGTGCGGTTGGTTTCTGCGGTCATGACGCGCGATGCCAGAAACAAGAACCCCAACCCGATGATGTGCAGCGCACAGCCAGCGATGTCGCGTAGATTCTTCATCCTGCCTGCTCCCGATACCGCCGCAGCACGTCCCGCCGTTGCCGCGCGAAGTAGGTCGCCAGCGCCGCCTCTAGCGGTGCCTCATGCCCCGCAGCCAGCGCCCGCAGCGTGTCCTCGTAGTCAGGTGCGTTGAACGCCTTGTGGCTCAGGTGATTCAACTCGGCGCTGATGGGAGGGCCAACCTGCTTCGCCGCCCGCGCCCGTATCGGCGTGGGCGCGTCGGCCTCGTCCGTCAGCCCGTCGCCATCCGCGTCATCGCCCGTCGCCGTGGCGGGTTGCCTGCTGCCGCCGACCTCGGCCATGCCCTCATCGGTCGAGTCGTCGAAGCCGACCTCGCCGCGCGCCTCGTTGGGGGTGAGGAACGGGCCGCCGACCGCGAGCGCCAGGCGGGCGAACTCCTTATCCAAGTCGGGCTGCAACGCGCGCATCTGGCCGATGTCGTGGCCCACGTAGATCCGCCTGTCCCGAATGAACTCCGGGCGCAGTTGCGTCGTCCACACCGAATCGTCGTAGCGGTAGAGCGGGATGATGGTGTTCTCGGAGAACTGCTGGCGGTACTCGGCGCTGTTGCTGTAGGTGTTGTGTTCGAGCCCCGCCTCAACGCCCACGTAGCCCGGTTGGACGCGAAACGCCGCGCAGATGCGCGCCTCTGGCCCCATGCGGACATTCCGCAGATCCATCTCCTGCGGGTTGAACCCAAATTGCTCGGGCTTGGCCCCGCCGAACACGACTGCCGTGCTGCCCTGGTTCTCCCCACCGAACGCCGCGTTGAGCGCCCGCTTCACGCTCTCGGCTTTCTCCTGGCCGGGGTCGCCCGCTTCGACAGGGTAGGACACCACCAGCCCCGGCACGGCGTGATTGCGTAGCATCCGCTCCAGGAACGCGGCCGTCTGGTTGTCGCCCATGATTTCGCGCAGCACCGCCCGGACGGGTGCCGCGCCGACCATGTGGTTGCGGTCGTCCACGCCCATGCGAAAGTGGATCATGTCCTCGACCGGGATGCGCTCGCGGTCGGCCTCGCTCGACCCGAATTGGTACATGTAGTAGTCGATGAAGTTGGAGGAGTTGCGCTCGCGCACGGGCCAGCAGGCGGTCGGGGAGAGCGGCCAGAGTTCGGTCACGGCGCTGTTGCCCGCGCGCACCTTGCGAATGTAGGCGTTGCCATGCAGGTGCTTGCCGTAGTTGATGTGGCGGTCGAGTTCGACGCGCGTCATGGAGGGATTGGGGTAGTTCAGCAACTCCTCGAACGCCTCATTCACCACCGGCTCGGGCTTGCCGTCCTTGCCCAGTTGCCACAGGCGCGGCGCAACCTCGGCGTAGCCGTCGCAGATGGCCGTGATGCAGGCGTAGACGATGCTGTTCCAGTAGACACCACCGCCATACGCCTCGCGGTAGACCTCGGACGCACCCGGCCCGTGGATGAGCGTGCCGACCGTGGCCGGGTGCGGCAGGAAGATGGGCGCGGGCACGTTCGGCGCGGCCTTGGTGGCGAGGGGTGGGATGTAGTTGCGCGCCTGCAAGTCCTTACCCGTCAGCCAGTCGGTGAATCGACTCATCAGTACGCTCCAACCTTGACGACGCCAAGACCATCGGCCCACGCCACCGCGTAGCGCACGCAATCCACTCCGTGGTCGTCCACCTTCACCGGCTCTTCTTTCACCGGGCGACCGTCTGCGGTTTTCGTCCACACGTAGCCGTCAATCTCCTGCTCGGTGCAGAGTGGCTTCTTCGCCTCGACCAGCCGCTCGTCGCGAGACACGAGGCTGTCACGCAGGAGGAAGAGGCGGGGCTTACCGTCACCAGCGGGGCGCAGACGGTCCTGCACGGCCTGAATGCCTACCGTGACCGACTTGAATGCGGGGACGGTCGGGATGCCAGCCGCGTGAAGCGTGGCGCGGTCCTCGGCGTCGTGGTCGGCTACGGTGGCGACGTAGGATTCTCCTGCCGAGAGTCGGGCAATATCTCCAGCGTGATCCGATACGAGCCGCTGGGTAGCATAGAGTTCTCGGTAGCGGTAAAGTCGGCCGTCGTCATCAATCGCCCACCATTGACAGACAAATGGATTGGTATACCCGAAATCAACAACGCGAAATCGTCGCCATCCTGCAGGGATCGGGAAACGGTCAATGAGGTGTATTGTCGGGTCGTAGTTGTCATACACAATCCCTTCCGCCGCCGCCCAGCGCCCCTCGTACAGCCGCGCACGCCGCACACCCGTCAACCGTCGCAGCGTGTCGAGGTAGGCCGGGGTGACGCTGGGGTTATCCTCGTGCCGTGACAGCAGGCGCACCATGCCGCCCTGGTTGGCGCGCTGGTTGAGCCAATGCGTCGGCGCGCTCGGGTTGCAGTCGGCAATCATCTGCTGGTAGGGCATGACGTTGTTGCGATTGCGCGTGGTCAGGCTCTCCCAGTCGTCCTCGGTCAGTTCGGTGCATTCCGGCACGTAGATGAGGTCGTACTGCGTGGACATGATTTTGCTGTTCTTGTCCATGCCGCCGACGACCAACTCGCTGCCGTTCGGATAGGTGTAGCGTTGGCGTCGGGCGCGGTCGGCACCTCGGGCAATGCCCGCAGCGCGGCCGATGAGTACCTTGGCCTCGAACTCCACCAGTGCGGATTCGGTCAGGCTCTCGCGCGTCTTGCGAGCGATGAGGGCGCGACTCTTGGGGTACTTGTCGAGGCAGATGTGCAGCTTGGTCAGCACGCCCAGCGTCTTGCCGGTGCCAGCCGGACCTTCTATCAGCAACTCAGGGCTGCGGTCGTAGAGGAGGTCGAGCGCCGCCCCGCGTGGCTCGCGGGCGATGACGTTGGGCGGGGGGGCGAAGGTGGCGACCATCTAGGTGAGCAACCAGTCATAGAGCAGGCGGAAAATCGGGCAGGCAATGGTGTATGCCCCAACCCCCACCAGAGGCAAGATGACCAGCCAATACAGAAGCGCGGGCAACTCGACCATCACACCTTCCCCAAATCCACGCCCACCAGCCCCAGCACCAACTGCTGCCCGTCCGGCCCGCTCACCTCGGCCACCGTCTTGCGGTCGCCCATCTCCTTGGCGATGTCGTCCAGCAGCCCGCGCATGGTGTCGAACTTCGCCTTGTCGTGCACCTGATAACTGACGTGCTCGCCGTTGGCGGCTATCTTCACCTCTTCGCGCGAGAAGCCACCGGCCTCGGCCAGTTCGGTCAGCACGCCGGTACTCAGCATGTTGAGCACGCGCACGCGCTCGGTCTTGTCGGCGAACCCGGTGGACAGAATGCGCTCGCGGAAGGTGGCGCGATGCTCGGCCACGCGGGCGATGAAGTCGGGGCGCTGCTTCCAAAGATGGAGGGTGTAACGGGAGATGCCGACCTCGGCGGAGATAGCCTCATCGGTGCGCTCATCTTCCGCGACCAGCAGAGCGGCGCGTTGCTGCTTGATTGTCAATTTTTGTGTAGTCTCACCAGCCATGCCACCCCGAATAGGTACGGGCGGTTACAACGCACCCTGCGCCCGCAGCCGTGCCACCACCTTGCGTCCTTCGAGCTTACGGCGCGCGTATTTGGCACGACAGGAAGGGGAGCAGAAGCCCTGCCGATGCGACAACTCCCAGTGACGTCCCCGCGTGCCCGGCGGCGGTTGCTGGTATTCGGTTGCACCGCAGACTGGACAAGGCTGCTGCATGACTGACCATCCTAGTAGATACGGGCGGTCGAGCCAGTCCCAACCGCCCGCGAGAGGGGAGGGAGGAGAAAGGACCGGATGCAATCATGCACCCACGAGTGCAATCATACACCAGCGCGTCAACGGTGGCTACGTGCTATGCTGCACCCCCGGCGAGGAGGGGGGAGTGGACGAGACAGGACCGGACACGACGCGACGCGAGGGCGTGCGGGCCGACCACTACGCCACCCAGCACGGCCTGAGCGTGGGCGCGGTGCGGAAGCGCATCGAGCGCGGGCAGTTGGAGGCGTACAAGGGTGAGGGCGGCAGGTGGTATGTGCTCGGGCCGATGCCGGTGGACACGACGCGACAGGACACGCGACAGGACGGTGGACAGGACGCGACACGACTGGTCGCACCGACCGCGCAGGCGCAGATAGCCTTGCTCAACGAGCTGGTCGCGCCCTATGTGGCGACCATCGCCGCGCAGGCCGAGGAGTTGGGCCAGGTCAAGGCCGAGCGGGATGCGGCGCTCGCCATGCTACAATCGCAGGCAACCGCGCGCGTACCCTGGTGGCGTCGTCTGTTCGACAGGGGCAAGCCATGACACCCGACGAACTGCGCTATCTACTCCAGCGCCCGATCGCCTTCCATCGCGTCTTTGCCGACTTGGCAGGGGGCGCGACGGGAGGCCTCTTCCTGTCCCAGTTGTTCTATTGGTCGGACAAAGGGAGCGACCCGGACGGCTGGATCTACAAGACGCAGGCCGAATGGCAGGAAGAAACCGCGCTCACCCGCTGGGAGCAAGAGCGGGCGCGGAAGGTGCTGCGCGAGTTAGGCATCCTCGAAGAGCAGCGGCGCGACGTGCCGGCGCGACTGTACTATCGCCTCAACGTGGACGCGCTCGCCAGTATGTTGAATCACGCACTCAAGGATGAGGGCAGCCCTCGGGCCAGTGTGCGCGATACCACCGGCAAGGATGTGCAATCCCGCAATCATTACCATACAGAGACTACAGCAGAGATGACCAATGGAGATGCAGCGAACTCAATCGATCGGATGCGCCGTGCGGTGCGGGGTTCGCTCGGCCGGCGATAGCCATCGTGAACCGGTGTTCACATACGCTATATCGTCAAGTCAAGGAGGCACCAATGAGGACGATCAGGCCGTTAGACTTCGAGGAGAAGCGACTTGATGACCTGATGTTTGGCGCCATTCGTCTGGGCGTAGAGGAGCGCGACGAGGCACGAGCGCGGGTGCTTGAACTCGAAGCCGAACTCGCGCGGCTGCGCGAGGCGCTGGTGGAGGAGCGGACGAAGTTCTTGCATTCGCGACGACTTGACCGGGGCGATGCGAGCACCTGGGAGGCGGCGAAGGTGCTGGCCCGGCAGACGCTCACCGCCGAGGGTCTGCTACCCCCCGCCTAATCCCCCGCCGTCTCCCGGTCCCGCGCCCCCATCCCCTCCACCAGCCGGGGCCAGGCGAGGATGCCGCGTATCAGCATCATGAGCCCGTAGCGCGTCAGGAACAGGCTGCCGATGCCATAGCCGCACGCCAGTTCCCGCGAGGCGGGGCAATCGACCCACGCGGCCGGCAGCATCAGCACCGTCAGTTTGTCCGGTGACTCGATGACCTCGGGGAACTCCCAATGCTCACTAGCCAGTATGCGAAACCCGCAGCACATCCACGCCCGCTCTAACGGCCCGGCATCGTCGCCCGCCAGCATCGCCTACCCCTCCCCACTCTAGACATGACCTCGCGTGGGCGGGGTGCCGGTGCCGGATGACGCGAGGTGGAATTGTGCATCTCAATGAATGATACCACCCCGGCCCGTCGGGGTGGTATCCACCATACGACCTAGCCGAAAGGTCACGGGTACTAGGTCATGTCCAGCGCCAGTTGCGCGACCGACTCCTGCAAGCGGTACAGGTTGACGCACCACGCCTCGTAGGCCTCGACCGACAGCCGCGCCTTGTGCGTCTCGCGCTGGCGCTCGAAATGCTCGCCCCCCCACGCCTCCACCTGGGCCACCATCTGCGCCACGCTCATGCTATCCGAGTCGCGCGCCACCGGCCGCAACTGCGCCGGCATCTCCTCGGGCAGATCCACCACGCCCGCCTTGTCCAGCCACTCTAACGGCTCCTGGTCAAAGACTTTGGCGAGGTTGGTCACAATCCTGACCGTGCGCTCGCCCTTGTCTAGCTCCACCTGCGACACCGTGCTCTGGTCAATCTCCGCCAACTGCGCCAACCGCTGCTGCGTCAACCGCCTGGCCTTGCGAAACCTCCTCACCATCTGCCCAAACGTTTCGTCCACCGCCGACCCCCCTGCTCTATAACGCGCCCTAATGTGCCCCCAATGCCCCCGAAGCGGACGAATAGAATCGTAATCATTTTGCCCTGCCAATACAATTGACAACGTCCCATTGGAGTGATAAGATAAACCCATGGGAACGAATCATAAAGGGGGTGCCATGGTGACACAGCAGAGGCGGCCCGACCTGCCGAAGAAAATCAGCAAGTCGCTGAGCATCACGCAGGAACTGGCCGACGACATCCAGCAGCGCGCCATCGCCGAGACGCACGGCAACTTCTCCTTCGTGATCATCCGCGCCGTGCAAGCCTATCTCACCACGCCGATCGAGCGGGTATTCGGCCTCGACACCGTGACCATCGACCCGAAAAGCAATGAGCGGGAGACAGCAGCATGACCGCCTTGGGTATGTCGCCTCGCGCCGAACTCCTCAACGACCGGGCTAATGACTTTGTGGGCTGGTTCCTCCACGGCCTGGGCGACACCGGCGATTGCGCCGAGGCCGAGCGCACCTATCGCGAGTTTCAGGACGAACTCTGCGCCAGCACTGACCATCTATTCCCCAGCGTCAGCATCGACCTCGCCGCGCTCGAAGAGTGGTACCAGGGCCAAGAGGACATCCCGTACTAGGGGGTATCTCATGAACTGGACACAAGACGACCCGCTAGCGCCCGCCCGAGGCTGCGTCAACGGCCTCATGATCTCCGCCCCGTTCTGGCTCGTCATCGGCCTCATCATCCTGTCAGTGGTCAAGCACTGATTCATATACAACAACGTTACCAGACGACCCGCCGAACATCGTGACACAGGAGTTACCGCCAATGGACACCGAACTGGACGACCTGATCGAAGTTGCCGCCTGCATCGAGGCCGCGCGCCTCGCCCTCATGCCCATCATCGCCCGCGCCGAGCAACGGGAGCAGGCACGGCTACGCCAGGCGCGGAAGCGCGCGAACGCACCGACCACGCACACAAAGACAGACGCCTCGCTGACACGAAGCGCCTGACGGGCTGGATTCAGGGCACGACTAACACGGAGAGTATACACCATGAGCAAGACCGCTTCACCACCCGTCACCGTCGTCCCCGACCCCGCGCACAGTACCGAGTACGTCCGTGCTTGGCGGGCTCAATCGCGCACCCACACTCACGTCCACTATTTCGTCACCTTCGACCGACTCGCGAACGAGTGGGCCTGCATGTGCCCGAGCTACCACTATCGCGGCGGTTGCGGCCACATCGACGCCGCGATCGACGCCGTGGTTGAGGAATGGATGGGCGCGCGGAAGGTGCGGCGATGAACGAGCAGCAACGCCACCGCGCCCGACTCTGGGCAGCGGCGCAATCCGACGACGACCTCCGCGCCGCGCTCGATGAAAACATCTCGCTCCGCGCCCAACTCGCCGACCTGCGCGGGGAGAATGCCGCGCTGCAAATCCGCCTCGCCGCCGCCCTCGAACGCGGCCGCAAGATGCGGGAGCACCGACCACGCGACATACGCGGGCTCCTGGCGAGTGTCAGGGACGCCATCAACGGGAGGAGTTGACATGGTTGAGTATCGACAGCGCGGCGCGCTTCCGTGTGCGGCCTGTGGCACCCGTGGCGGGCACGTCCCCGAGGGCGACAAGCAGCCCCGGCGGCGGAGGGGATGTTGCGATGCGTGCTACCGCTGGCACCACAGTTGCGGCACGCTCGAACGCTTCCCCACCGCCGAGTCCTACACCACGCGCGCGGGCAAGCGCACCCGCATCCCCGCCGAGCGTCGCGTCGAGCAGCAGGAGGCGATCGCCCGCCGCGTGGCACGGCATGAGTCGGTCGTGCCGCTCGCGTCAACGCCGGTGGTCGAGGGCGAAGTAGACGCCGCGACCGTGGAAGAGAACGCCGAGCGCAACGCCCACGCGTGGCTGCACACCCACCCACACCAGACCGCTCAGTGGGACCGGCCCGACCTCCAGGCATTCATCCCCGGTGGCGCGCGCAACGCCGCCTAGAGCCGCATAGCCCCTTCCAGGCGGCAGTCCGTGCCGCCTCCCCTCCGTGCTGCTCGTCACCCCCGTGGCTGGCGGGGTGGCGGTGGCGAGTAGCACCGGGGAGTGAGCGACCACAGGAGGAGAGCATGAGCGAGACATTCGACCCAACAAAACACCTGCGGGAACTGCGGGGCAAGGGCGGCACCGCCGCCTATCTGGATGTCAAGTGGCGTCTGGTCTGGCTTCGCACCGAATACCCGCACGCGACGACGCTGGTGGATCACGTCGAGATTAGCCCCGACATCGCCATCTTCAAGGCGACCGTCTCCATCCCCGATCGCGGCAGCGCCACCGACTACGGCAGCGAGACGCCGCGCGACTTCGGGGACTACATCGAGAAGGCAGCGACGAAGGCACTGGGGCGCGCACTGGCGCAGCTTGGCTTCGGCACCCAGTTCGTCGGCTTCGAGCTAGACGAGAACACCCGCATCGTGGATAGCCCGGTCGAGCGCCCCCAGCAGCAGCCCGACCCCCTCGCCATCGACCCGCGCCGGCCGCAGGACCGCAAGTCCGCGCCCCACCCGCTGCTCGCCGTCATCCGCGACGACCAGGCCGACCCGAAGGTGCGGGAGAAGGCGCTGCACAACTACATGCAGAGCGCGACGACGCTGGCGCAACTGGCCGAGTGCGTCACGCAGGTGAAGGAGTCGGGGATGCCCGAGGCCACACGCGACAAGGCGCGAGTGTGGCACACCGACCGAATCGTGAAGGCATCAGCGCCGGCCTCGGTGGCTGGCTAGACCCCGCCCCGCGCGGGCGAGAGGAGCACCGATGGTGGTGGCAAGCCAGTTGCAGCTACCCACACTCGCGGAAGAAATCGTGGTCATCCATGCACGTCAAGCGCGGGCATTCATCGTCCAGCATCACTACATGGCGCGCATGGAGAACTTCGCCCCCCTCTGCTACGGGCTTTACCGCGACGGCATCCTCGACGGCGTGTTCGTCTTCTCGCTGCCTTTGGGGGATGAGATGTTCCTGGGCTTCGACCGTCGCCTTGTTGTGGAACTGGCGCGCTGTGTGTGGCTTGACAAGGGCGACCGCAACACCGGCTCACGCACCATCGCCATACTCCTCGCTCGCCTGCGACAAGACTGGTTCCGCCACCAAGGCATCAGCCCCGAGCTGGTGGTGTCCTACTGCGACACGTCCCGACACACCGGCACGCTCTATCGCGCTTGCAACTTCATCGACGCCGGACTCACCGACGAACGCAAGAATCCCACCCGCGTCGGCAGCCTCGTTCGTCCGCGCCAGGCGTTCGCAGACAGGCAAACGGTGAAGCGTCGCTACGTGTATCCACTGACCAGAAGCGCACGCAAACACCTTATGCGCCGAGCCGCCGACTAGCGCCGCAGCCTGGGGCCGTTTTTGTTGCTGGAATGCGGTATTTGGGGTTGACAGCGAGGCCCGATGCGATCAATAATTCCAATGCTTAGGACGACCGGGGGAAGCGAGCCGCAAGGCCCAACTCTCCAAACCACAACCGCATACCACCGCTGTGACGTATCCAACAATCGGATAGGTCATGGTAAGATTATGTGGCAAAGCCCCGAGCCCCCCGGCGTCCTAAGCACACGCTTGGATACGGCTCGGGGCTTTGCCGTGTCCGCATGTGCTAGGAGCGCGGGCATGGCACGCAAGTCTACCGGGAAGCGCCTACGATTTGAGGTTTTCAAGCGCGATCACTTCACCTGTCAGTACTGCGGTGCCCAGCCGCCCGATGTGGTGCTGGTCGTTGACCACATCGACGCAGTAGCCACCGGCGGATCCAATCACATCGACAACCTGATCACCGCTTGCGAAGCGTGCAACGGCGGCAAGGCTGACATCCCCCTGACCACGCGGCGGATCCGCCCCGACGCAGACCTTCTCTTTCTGGAAGCACAACAGGAAATAGCCGAGTACCAGCGGTATCTGCTCATCAAGGCCGAGCGAGATGCGGCGCTGGACGAGGTTGCCGAATCCATTGAGCGCGATTTCTGGAACATCAGTGCGCGTACATGGTCGGTCGCCGACCGCGTGATCCGCCCGCTGCTGGATCGCTATGACCCGCACATCGTGGAGCAGGCTGTTCGCGCAGTCGCCTACCGGATCCGGCAGGGTCGCCTCGACACCTACGGCAACGGGTGGATCGCGTACCTCAACGGGGTTGCGCGCAACATGGCCCAGCAAGAAGAAGAGGACTAACCATGGCACGACGCCGCTATGTCTCGACCGTGATCAGCCAGGATACGCGCGTCAATAAGCTTGCTGTCCAGTACGGCGACTTCGCGGCGCTCCTCTACACCTGGATGATTCCCCACGCCGCCGACGACGCGACCCTGCCCGGCGACCCGGAAGAACTGCTCTACCAGATTCTCCCCGGCCGCCGCGACAAGTCGCCCGAAGATGTGCAGGCGGCGCTCGATGGCATGGCGGCGCTCGACCTCATCATCGGCACCGGCGACGGGCGGATCATGTTCCCGCCCATCGCCTTTTACAAGTACCAAACCTACATCAAGGACCGCAACAAGCGCGGCAACGACGATGCGCGGGAAACGCCGCAACCCGCCGCACCATCTCAGCCAGCACGAACCGACAGCGCAGAACAGCGCACATCAGCGCAAAACGCCGTTTCACCTTCGTTAACGTTTTCTCCTTCGTTTTCACCTTCACTTTCAGATCCACCTTCGGGGGATACGCCCCCCATACCCCCCACGCCGCTAAGGCCGGTGGCTACGCCACCTGACCGACCGGCGAAAGACCCGCCTGGCTTTGCTGCTTTCTGGGAAGCGTGGCCCAAGAAGGAGGGCAAAGCAAAGGCACTGGCAGCGTGGAAGAGTCTGCATGTAGCTAACGACGAAGCAATCCAGTCCATCCTCGACGCCATCCCGCGACAGCAGGCCGCGAAGGACTGGCCGCGCGAGAACTGGCGCTATTGCCCCTTACCGGCCACCTGGCTCAATCAGCGGCGCTGGGAGGACGAGATACCCGACCCGCCGCCGAAGGGCGAGCGCGAGCTGATCGGCAAGGACAAAGAGCGAGCCGAAGTGATGCGGCGTGTGGCCGCCAGGAGGGGTTATGAATTCGCTGGACCTGATGCAACTGCTCACCCGAACGGCCGCGAGGTATCGCACGACCCTCTCCGAGTTGGAGCTGGACGTGTACCTCGATGACCTCGCGGGCATTGACGACGTGACGCTGCACGCGGCGCTGGCCCGCTGCGCCCAGAGCAATTCCAAGTACTTCCCGACCGTCCCCGAAATCCTCGCGGCGGTCGAGGAACTGGCGACGGCGCGCGGCACCGCCGAGGGTGGCGCGGCGATGTGGGAGGACTGCGAACGGCGCATCTTCCGCCGCTGGTCCGAGGCGAACGACGCGATCGTGCGGCGTGAGGGCGGCTATCCCTGGCCCAACAAGCGGTGCCAGCACATCGTTCGCGAGACGCTGAACCTGACTCCACGCATCATCGCTCTGATGCACGCGAAGGACTACGCCGACACGCGGGCCAAGTTCATCGCGGCTTACGACAGCGTGCAGGCGGTGGAGCGGGCCGAGGCGCAGCTTGACGCGCCGAGGCTGCGGGCGTTGGAAGCGGGGGACTAGATGCAGCCGTACTTTGAGCGAGACGGGATAGTGATTTACCACGGAGATTGCCGGGACGTGCTGCCGCAGTTGAGCGAGCCGGTGGATCTCGTGCTGACCGATCCGCCCTATGGCCTTGATTTCCGTGGCGCAGAGTGGGATAGCGAGATTCCCGACTGGTTGCCGCTAGCGCGGGCTACCGCACCAATCGTCATCTTCACCACCGCCCCACTAACGATGTGGGATTACCCGCGCCCTGATTGGGTGAATTGCTGGGCGCGTCCTGCGTCGAATGCCCGCTCTACCAGCGGTGGATTCTCACATTGGTCGCCGGTGCTGGTCTACGGCAAGCCGAAGTTTCCGACCGACTACATCAGCCTGCACGCCATCCAGAACGCAGCACCGGCGTGGAATACCCACCCTTCCCCAAAGCCTGAGCGACTGTACCGCTGGCTGGTGCAGCACGGATCGCCGGAGGGCGGGCTGGTAGTTGACCCCTTCATGGGCAGCGGCACCACCCTGCGTGCCGCCCTCGACCTCGGCCGCAAAGCCATCGGCATCGAACTGGAAGAACGCTACTGTGAGATTGCCGCGCGCCGCCTCTCACAGATGGTTCTCCCACTGGGGGCAGCATGACCGCCACACTCGAACGCGCCGACATTTGGAGCCGCGCCCTGCCCCAGTTGCCACGCGCCGCCGCCCGCCCCGACGCGCCCGCCATCGTGGAGTACATCGGGCAATGGCTGGCCGTCCTCGCCGCCGACCCGACACGCGGGGCCGAGTTCGACCGGGAGTTGGACGCCTACGCGGCGACGCTGCGGCAGACGGGCGCGCTAACGGAGCATCAGGGCGCAGGATTCATGCTCGCGCTGTGGTCCTACCAGAACGTCGGGAACCCCCTCGTGCCCGTCCTGGTGGCGCAGGTGGACCGACGCGCGGCGCTGCGGGGCATGAAGCATTGCAAGTGGCGCGGGGCGGTGCCGGTGGGCACGTTCCACGACTGGCGGTATGACGAGGCGCTACGGCGCGTGAGCCTGCCCAGGAAGGGCGAGGAAGGCTACCAGCCACGCCGGGGCGAGTGACCGGCGCGGGCTGCGGTGAGGGGTGAGGGTGATGATTGCCAGGCCAAGGGCGATGACCGAAAAGCAGTTGCAGGCGGCGGTGGTCAATCTGGCCCGCCTGCTGAACTGGCGCGTATATCACACCTTTCTCAGCATCAGGAGCGCACCGGGCTATCCCGACCTGTGCCTCGTCAGGGATGAGCGGTTGGTCTACGCGGAGTTGAAGGGCAGCGCGGGCAAGTTGAGCCCGGCGCAGCGGGAATGGCTCGACGCGCTCGATGCGGTGCCCGGCGTGGAAACGTTCGTGTGGTGGCCCGAGGCGTGGCTATCGGGCGAGATTGAGAGGGTGCTGCGATGAGGGGAACCGACGACCGACGACAGAGCAGCATCCCGGCGCAGCGCCTCGGGCTGGCGGTGGACGACTACGTGGCGCGGCGGGCGGCGGGCGAGAAGTGGTGCTGGCGGTGTGCGTCGTGGCAACCGCTGGGGGCGTGGGGACGGAACCGCACCACCGCCGACGGGCTGGGCAGCATGTGCCGGGATTGCAAGCGCGACTACGACCGTGAGCGCCACCGGCAGCGCACCGGGGCCGAGCCGCGCGCCGAGCGCCAGCCGCGCCCGCGCACCGTCGCACCCCGCGCCCTGCCGCCAGCGCCCGCACCGGCACCCGCACCACCGGCCACCGACGACCTCGCGCGGGCCAGGGCACGCATCGCCGCCAGGCGGGCGCGGGCGGCAGGCTGATGAGGGTGCGGAACGTGACGCGGGGCGAGTCCTACCAGTTCGACAGCTACGCCGAGATGCTGGTGGGAGCGCGGATCTACGGCTGGCCGATGCTGTGGCGCACGCGCAGGCTGCGGGCGTGGGATGTGGAGGCGTGATGCGACCGAGGCTGTTGGATCTCTTCTGTGGCGCTGGTGGGGCCGCTGTCGGCTACCACCGGGCCGGGTTTGACGTGGTGGGGGTGGACATCAAGCCGCAGCCGCGCTACCCGTTCATGTTCGTGCAGGGCGACGCGCTGGAGTTCGCCGCGCGCAACGGGCGGCACTTCGACGCCATCCATGCCAGCCCGCCATGTCAGCGGTTCACGGTGATGCAGCGGGTGCGCGATCGGCTGCACCCCGACCTCGTTAGCCCGACACGCGAACTGCTCCACGACCTCGCCCTCCCCTTCGTCATCGAGAACGTCCCCGGTGCGCCGCTGGTCGAACCCGTCATGCTCTGCGGCACGATGTTCCCCGGCGTGCTGAAGGTCTACCGGCATCGCCTCTTCGAGACGTCGTTCTTCATGCTCTCACCCGCCCATCCGAAGCACACCCAACGCTTCCCGCAAGCCGGGTACGGGGCCAACGCCGAGGGCTGGATGAGCGTGGCGGGCCACGTCGCCAACGTCGCCGCCGCGCGCACGGCGATGGGCATCGACTGGATGACGCAAACCGAAATCGCCCAAGCTATCCCCCCAGCCTATACGGAGTTCATCGGCACCCAGTTGTTGCGGGCGCTGGGGCGCGAGCGGGCGGCGTAAGAAGAGGCGTATATAACCGCCGATGTACGAATGGTAATTTCGCATATTGTTAGTCTCTAGTTACTGGAGGGTTGGCGATGGACGAATGGGGCGGCGCGTGTACCTGTCCCGGCGACTATCCGGGCAACGGCTACGGGCAGGGGCGCAGGCACAATGCGTGGTGCCGCTCTCTGCCTGGGCCATATGACGAGCTAGTGACGGCGCACGTCAACCGCGAGATCAGCATGGACGACAAGACGGGCGAGGCGCTAGATGACATTATCAGGGCGGCGGTGCGACGACTAGAGCGCACCGAATAGTTCGGACCTTCAGCGTTGTCCGTAAAGGAGGGAAGATGGCGCGGTACTGGCAACCGAAATACTGGTGGCGTTGCCCGAAGTGCGAGTGGCGCGGGAAGCGAACCGACCGCATCGGTTCGGGCAAGCGTTGCCCTCGTTGCAATCACTACCCGGTCGCGAAGGAGAAGCAGACATAGTTTTCGGACAACACGTCTTATCGTCGGTAACTTTTCGGAAGTATCGGAGGGGCGATGAACAAGCTTCAGCAGGAAGTCGGCACCTGGGCTGAGGGCGTCTTCACTCAGGCCACGCCCGCCACTATCGTCGCCCACTTACGCCGCGAGGTGGAGGAACTGGCGACAGCCTCGCAGGGCACGCCCAACGCCGCCGAACTGGCCGAGGCGGCGGATTGCCTACTGCTACTTTTCCACCTCGCTCACAAGCGGGGCTACGACTTGCTAGAGGCGGCGCGCTACAAGTTCGCTATCAACCGCGAGCGTCAGTGGGGCAAGCCCGACGCCGAGGGCGTGGTCGAGCACGTCAGGGAACCAGCATGAGCAAGCGCAAGCTAGAACTCATCGACGCGCTCCGCACGCACGACAACGCCCTCAACGCGCATCGCGCCGCGCTCGACAACCACGCGCGCGGCCGGAAGTACAAGGAGTTCAAAGAGGTCGCGACGGAGGCGGCCAAGGTGGCGGCCATCGCGCAGATTCACGCCACCGAGTTGGACGCGATATTAGAGGCTGAGTGGAAGGAACGGAGGGGACGGTGATGACAAAGTCAGTCATGCTGGTAGGACGCCGCGAGGAGGACGCGACCATCATCGTGGACGACGTATGGCAGACGGAGGGCGGGCGGTACGGGCACCGCGCCTACCAGTACGCCGATGGACTGGGGTGGGATGAGTACTGGGCGACGCGCATCGAGGATTGGGGCACGCGCGTTTTCGGAGCGTTTGAGGATGCCCAACGCTACGTGAACCAGCGCCCCTAGCGCGTGCCGGGGCGGGTTACAAAAAGCGCCACCAGCGCATTGAACGCGGTGCTGAACAAAAGCAAAATCGTCTCCTTCGACCCGCCCACCTGCTGCGACGGGGCGAGGAAGTCCAGCAGCAGGGCGGTGGCCGATGCCAGCGCCACCAGCGAGCAGGTCAGCACCAGCACCAGCCAGAGGATGTTTGCGACGAGGCGCGACGGCTCGGAGATAACCCCGTCATCGTCGCCCTGCGTTTCCACGTTGACCGCCGTGCTGGTGGTGATGGTCGCGTCGTTGCCGCTCACACCATGCCTCCCAGCAACCGCAGCAAGAACACCAGCACGAAGAGCGCGAACACGCCCAGGATGACGACGACGATGGCCCGCTCGATTGACATTGGCTTACCTCCGTTCAGAGAATCGTGCCCGTAGACGCGCTGTAGTGCCCCTAGAATCGACGGAATAGTTCTACGCGAGGAATCGGGCGCGCGTGCGCGTGCGCGATGCTCACAGCGTCAACGCTTCCCCGACAGGTACTCCTCGTGCGTCACCGGCTGCCGGATGCTGTAGTCGGTCGAGATGACCATGTTCTGCATCCCGCTGTCGCCCGCGTAGAACCCGCCGATGCACGCCACCAGCTTGCCCGACTGGGCCGAGCGCACCGCGCCGATTTGCTGCACGCTGTAGTTCTCCAGTTGCCCGAATTGCTCCGAGGTGTAGGCGACATTGTTCAGCGGGTCGGAGACGACGAGGCGGCGGTCTACGACCTCGAGCTTCATGATGTAGATGCCGTCGAGGAAGAAGCCACACCGTCGGCTCTTCTCGTTGGGATAGTGTTTGCCGAACATGACGCTGCTCATCGCTTCACCCACGGGCCGAACGCCCCGGCGATGAGGCTGCGGTCGTACTCCTCGCCCGCCGCGTTCTTCACGCTGCCGCCCAGGTCGGCGTAGTTCACGCCGAGGATTTCCGTCGCCTGCCCGCCGAAGTTGACCTCCGCGATGAGTTCCCCGCGCTCGTTGAGGTACTGCCGCACCCCCTCGCCCGCCACCGGCGTCGGTGTGCCGCCCGCCTCGTATGCCACCTTGATGGCCGCGATCGTCCCCGCCCACAATCCGTCGCGCCGTATCTGGAGCGGGCAGTTCTTGCCTGACCAGCGATTGTGCTGCACCACGTTCGACAGCGGGACGCCATGCTTGTGCATCAGCATCGCCACCAGTTCGGCGAGGTTGGCTCGGCAGCGCGCCCAGTTGCCGTCCTGGTTCACGCACGTCTCGATGGCGACCGACTGCCGGTTGCCGGTGCCGTTCCCGCCGTCGCCTGCGTGCCACCCAACCTCGTCATCGGGCAGCAGGTGAACCGCCTCCTTGTCGTCAACGCACCAGTGGAACGAGACACCTTCCGGCCCGCCCCCAGCGGCGAGGAAGCGTCGGTGCATCTCGGCGTTCGCGCCGACATTCTGATTGCTGGTTTCGTGCACCGTGATATACATTGGCTTGCCCCCCATCAGTTTGATGCCGGGGCGGTTGGCGTTTGAGGCAGGGATGATCGCCTCCCTTATCGTCAGTGCCATGTGTTACTCCTCTTCCAGCAACTCCGCCGCCGACACTTTGAGTGCAGCCGCCAGCCGCCTGATGGTGCTAAGGCGCGGGTCGGTGTGGCCGTTCTCCCACTGGGAGATGTGGCGTGGGTTGACGCCCATGTCGCTGGCTAGCTCCCATTGCCGCAGCCCGCGCTCCTGGCGCACAGACCGCAGTTGCGCGCCGAATGTTTCATCGATCATCGCACTACACCTTTCGCCTAATCGCCATCGTCCCGTCGCATCCATCCCGCCGCCTTGCCAATCGACCACACCACGCAGGCCAGGAACACCAGGCAGCCGAAGCCTATCGCCGCGAATAGCACCCACTCCGTGCCGCTCACTTGTCGTCCTCGGCCTGTGTCACATCTTCCAGCCGACGCGCCGCCGCCTCGGCCTGCTGCTCCTCCACGATGTCCACCGCCTCCTGCACCGTGACGCGCTCCACCGGGATGATGACCGCCGTGTGCATCGCCTCGTCGAGATAGGCGTCGAGCATCCCGCGCCGGAAAATCAAGAAGATGCCCAGCGTGCAGTTCATGAGTTGCTTGACGATGAGGCCCAGCGCCAGCACCAGCCCCACCGTCGTCAGCGGGCGGTCAGGGTTGGCGGGCGGGGAGAGTGCGGCGAAGAGGCCGATGCCGACCGCGACGCACTGCGCCAGCACCAATATCCCGTGCGCCCAGAACCACGTTCGCGCCTCGATGCGCTTGGCCCCGTTCTGCCGCAGGCTGTAGACCGCCTTGAGGTCGCGTATCGCGATGACCCACAGCACGACGTTCACCGCGCCCGTCATCAGCCCGATCGCCACCCACAGCAGTTCCATCGGCGTGGCCGTCTCAGCGATGCCCACGTTGCTTCTCCTCCGCGTCGATGCGGTCGAGTGCCGCGATCGCCTCCCGGTCGGCGCGCTCCTGCACGGCGATGCGCGTCTCAAGCGCCTTCAGTCGCCGCTCCTGGTCGCGCAGCCGCGCCAGGTCAGCGGCATCGTCGCCCGCCGAATGCCAACCGAGGTGATGCAGGATGCGCTCGACGATGCTCTCGGATTGGTCGGCCATCCTCATGCGCCTTTCCCCGTGGCCCGCTCCGCGAGTTCCATCGCCTTGATCGCCATCGCCTCATACACGGCAAGGCGCGATTCCATGCGACGGTAGACCGAACCGACCACCAGCCGCTCGGTGAGCAGGAGCCACAGCACCAGCAGGAGGCAGGCGATAATCCCCGCCGTGCCCCCGGTGAGGATTTGCGTGAACAGACTTTCGGTCACGTCACCACCCGCCCCCACCGTGACGAATCGTCAACTGGTCCGTAGCACATACAAGCCGACTCCTCTCATACAGGGGTCGGTCAGCCGTCTGCGGTGTTCTAAGCGCCGCAGGCGGCGACTGCCTCAGTCGTTCAACTCCTGCCACTTATCCCGCGCCACCCGCACAAACGCCTTGAACACGGCGTCCCGCTGCGCGTTGGTGGCGCTGCCGTTCGCCGCCGCCATGAAGGCCTTGATGGCCGCGAGGTCGGTCTGGTATTGCGTGCGCGCCGCCTCCTTCGCCGCCTCGATGGCGGCCGGGTCGTGCGCGTCGATGATGGCCTGCACCGCCTCGGGGTCGGTGTCGTCGGGCACCTCGATGACGAGGCGATCCGCGTTGTCGGGGTCGTCCTTGTCGCCGCCGATGTAGGTCGGGTGGATGCCCGCCGCGATCAGCTCGTCGTGCAGGGCGTTGAGGTCATGGGCCACCGTGTACTCCAGCCGTGTCGTCATCAGGCAATCCTCTGCGCGGCGAAGTAGGGGCTGGTCGCCAGGTTCAGCGCGCCCCCGCTGTTCTGTGTCACCATCGCCTCGGCATAACTCGCGGCGTTGAGTTGGACGATGACCGCGAGCGAGAGCGCCGTCGTCCCCGCCGAGGTCGCCTGCACCGCCTGCTTCCCGAATATCACCGAGCCGTCGAAGCGGAGGGCCAACTCTCGCTGCCCGGTCGCGTTGGCGGCGAAATCGACCGCGACCGTGAAGAGCCACCAGCCGCTCTGCCCGGTCGGGATGGTCAGGCGCGTGGGCGCACCCCCGGCGTGCATCCCCGCCGCGTCGCTATACTCGCTATTCCACGTCACCGCTGCGGCCGAGCCGGTCCCGATGCTCTGCGTGGTGTTGTGGTAAATCGCGGCGCGCGGCGGGTTGTCCACGCGGTCTTGCAGGTAGATGATGTTGTCGCGCACCGAGGCGTTCCAGATGGCGCTGGTGAGCACCCCTCCCGCAGCGGTCGATGGAACGGAATACGCCATACTGCCCCCCTAGAAGCCGAAGGACTCGCCGTCGAAGTTGTCCACGTCGAACACGAAATAGTCGTCATACGCGCCGACCTTCTCGCAGCCGAACGTGGTGCGGTGGAACCTGCCCCCCTCGCGCACCTCGTGGCGGATGCGCTCCACGAACATCGCCGCGTTGAGGCCCGTCTGCGACTCCACCACCGTCACCCGGTCGCTAATCTCGCGCGTGAGTTGCTGCGTCAGGCGCGTGCTGTTGGCGTTGGCGATGGTGACGCTGACCGTGGCGCGCGGCTCCCGGTAGTTGACGACCACCGAGTTGGCGAGTTCTTGCGCCGCCACCGCCGTGATGTAGGGCCAGGGCGAGAAGCCGCCCGGCAACCCGCGCGTGCCGTACTTCGCCTGACTCGCCGAGGCGTCCACCGTCTGCGGGACCAGCAGCGCCGTGCTTACCGACGGGTAGCCCCGGATGACGACGGCATCGAACGTGAACGTGTAGGAGGCAGCGCTGGTGATGGTCAGCGTGAACAGCAGTCCCGTCGCCTGATCGTAGGTTGCCGAGTACGCGCCAACCGCGACGCCATCGAGGGTGAGGTTGGGACTTTCATAGAAACCCGGCGTGCTCTCCAGGTCGGCCGGCGCATCCAGGACGACCGAGATCACCGCCACCCCAGCCGGGGCGAGCGTCACGGCGGGCACAACCGGGATCGTCGCCAGATCCCGCAGCTCGTCGCGATCGTAGGAGAGCGCCGCCGCCGCCACCGTCACGCTATTGACCACATCCTTGAGGTTCGGCTGGTAGCTGAACGGCAGCGAGTGCTTCGGCTCGGTCGAGGCGTTGCCGAACGTTACCTGGCTGGTGGTAGAGCGCGCGGTGAGCAGTCGGTAGTGGCGCGAGTGGAACGCGATCCTGCCATCCGCCTGCTCGTAGATGGCCGAACCCGGCCCCTCGGCCGCGAGCAGTTTGCGCAGCATGTCGAAGGCGTCGTCCCCCGCGCACCACCACGCCGTGAGCGTCGTCTGCCCGGTGTCGAGCAGGGTGTAGGCGCTGCCCGCTAGCCCCGCCTCCGCGAACAGCAGCGCCAGCGCGGCCGAGGTGGTGATGTTCTCCTGCAGGTCGACCCAGACGGGGATGCCCTTGAGTCGCGCCAGCATCCCCAGCCCCGGAATCCTGACGCGCCCACCGCCCTTCAAGAACGGCTCTTGCTGCAAGTCGTCCACCCGCCCCACCCATTGCGTCGCCAGCACGGGCGAGGTGGTGTTGATGGCGATTTCCCGGCCCGGCAGCAGATTGCCGTAGAGCGGGCCGCTCGCATACTCGACGCTGTAATCCTTGGAGGCGTTGTTCAGCACGAACTCGCAGCGCCCGGCCATTGGCGGGGCGAGCGCGCGGATCTGGTCCCGCCCGCGCTCGAACACGACGCCGGGTTCGTTGAGCACGCGCGCCGTCACGTTCTCGCCCGTGCCGGTCACGTCGCCGTCGTTCTCCCAGTCCACGTAGACGCCCCAGGTCGCTTTGACCATCTATCGCCCCCTGCGGTCGGCGGTGCTGATGGCGCTCACCACCCGGTCCTCGAACCTGCTCCCGTCGTAGATGTCGCCGTTGATGGTGAACTCGTAGATTGGCCCACTGACCCCGCCCGGAGTGCCCGAGCCGCCGCCCGAGTTGCCGCCCACGCCCAGCGGCGCGGAGAGCGCGGGGGTGCCGCTCATGCCGTTGCTGATGCTCATGCCCTCGGCGAACGCTCGCGCCGCATCCTGCATGGTCCGCAGGAACTCCTCGGCCTCGCTCTTGATTGCCGAGGCGCGGGCGGTGAGGTCGCGCGCCCAGCTCAGCGCACCCTCAAGACCCTTCCACATCTCCTCGAGTTGCTTCGCGGGGAGGTCTTTCCACTTCGCCAGTTCCTCGAACTCCTTCAACCCGGCCGTGAGCGCGGAGATAACGTTGAGGCTGCCGGTGGCGAACGCCTGCGCCTCGGCCAAGCCTTGCGTGCCGATGCCCGCCGCAATCTGCCTGATTTTGGTGATGATGAGGCCGATGGTGCCGAGCAAGTAGTCGATGGCCTCGGCGCTCGGCACCGCCAGTTTCTCCATCTGCTTGAAGAGGTCGGTGCCGGTCTTGGCCGCGCTCAATACCTGGCCCGCTGCCGAGGCGAACGCCTGCATCTGCTTGATGCCATCGTCCTCCATCGACCGCGCCATCTCGGCGAACTTGCGGATGACGTACTTGATGCCCTCGGAGAGTTCGTCAATCGCCTTGGCGCTGGGGATGCCGACCGGCTGATTGTTCCCGGCCTTGTCCTTGTCCCCTGACATCGCGGCGAAGAGTTCCACGCCCGTCTTGGCCGCGCCCAGCGCCTTGCCGGCCGCCTCGGCAAACTTGCCGGTGGCCTCCGTGCCCTCCGCGTCGAGCATGGTTGCCATCTCGGAGAACTTCTTGACCACGGCGCGGATACCGGCCGCGAGTTGGCTGATGGCCGTCTCGCTGGGGGCGGCGAGCGTTGCCAACTTGGCGAAGCCGTCAACGGCGGGGCCGATGACGCCCGCCACCTTGCCAGCCGCCTCGGCGAACCGGCTGGTGGAATCCAAGACATCCTGCTCGAAGTTCCCGGCCCACGTCCCGAACTTCTCCATCAGGTCGCTGAGCGAGGTCATGAACGCGGTGACTTGCGTCTCGGCCGGGGCCACGAACGCATCGAGCGACATCAAGCCTTTGACGCCGTTATCGAGGATGCCGACGACTTTGCCCGCAGCCTCCGCGAACCGTGCCGACGCCTGCAGGCTGTCCTCCTCGAAGCGCCCGGCCCAGGTGCCGAACTTCTCCATCAGGTCGGCGAGTGACCGCATGAAGTCGCTCACCTTCGTCTCTGCGGGGGCCACGAACTTGGCGAGCGACTGCAGCCCGGTGACGGCACCACTGATGACGCCTGTCACCTTGCCCACGGCCTCGGCGAACCGCTCCGCGCCCTTTAGCCCGTCCTCCTCGAAGTTGGCACCGGCCTCGACAAAGTTCTGCACCAGCGATTGCACCAGATGCATGAACCAGCCCATCGCGTTGCCGGTGGGGGAGGAGTTCGCCCAGTCCGCTTTGCCGAGCGCCAGCAAGCCATCGACCGCGTTCTTCACGCTGCCGCCGACCTTGCCCACGGTGTCGGCGAACTTGCCCGTATGCTCTAGCGCCTTCTCCTCGAAGCCCGCAGCGGCCTCCTGCATGGTGGCGAGCATCGATTCGGTCAGGTGGCGGAACCAACCCATCGCCTCGCCGCTGGGGGAGTCCTTGACGAAGTCGAAGTTGGCGAGGGCTTTCAGCGCGCCGAGCGTGTCGGTCACAGCCTTGGCGATGGCAGAGGCAACATCCGCCGCTTTCTTCGCCGCGTCCTGCTCCTTGTCGTCCATGCCCGCGACAAGTCCCTGAACGATGTTCTGCCCGTATTCGCGCATCACCGTCGAGGGCGACTTGATGCCGAGCGCCCCGGTGACAGCGGACGAGACCGCGCTCGCGAGTTCCCCCGCCTTCTTCTGCACCGCCCCGAGCAGCGAACTAAGCCCGTCGAGGAGTCCCTGTACCGCGTTACGCCCAGCGGAGTACATGCGCCCGTACAGGCCAGCGAGGGCACCGACTATTTGCGCCGCCAGGCCCGCCATCTTCGCCACGATTGACACGATGCCCTGTGCGACAGCGTTCTGCATCCCGGTCATCGCGGTTGAGACGGTCGTCTTGACGCCCTCCCACGCGCTCGATGCCGTGCTCTTGATGCTCTCCCATGCGTTCGATGCCGTGGTCTTGACGGCCTCGACCGCCTGGCTAATCTTGTCCTTGATCCAATCCCACGCCGCGCCGGTCGCGGTCTTGATGCCTTCCCATGCGGTCGTTAGTGCGCGTAGCACCACGGATGCGCCGATGGTGATCGAGCCGCTGATGACTGCCCACGCGCCGCTGATGATGGTCTTGATGCTGTCCCAGGCGTTGGAGGCGGTTTCCTTCATGGTGTCCCACGCGCCCGACCAGTCGCCCGCGATGGCCTGCAAGCCCGCGCTGATTAGCCCTGAGATGACCCCGAACGCGAGGCTGACGATGCCGGTGATCACGTCCCACGCGCCCTCGAATACCGAGGTGATGCTGTCGGTGTGCTCGGTAATCAGGTCGGAGATGAGGGAAAGTGTCGCACCGATGAAGTCGGCTATACCGCCGATAATCGGCCCAACGATGGCCATCACGTTCTCCCATGCCGCCGCGAATTGGGGGATAACCGTGGTGGCCCAATCGACAATCGCCATGACGGCGGGGCCGAGGGTGTCCATGATGGTCGTCGCGACCGATTGCAGGATGGGCAGGACCGCCACGCCGAGTTGCTGCACGCCGGCGATGAAGGCGAGGATGCCGGGCAGCGCCGCCTCGAACGCGGCGACAACCGCCGCGCGCATCTGCTCGAAGGCGGGCACGGCCACGGCGATGAGTTGCTGGATGGCGGGGAGGAGCGTCACGGTGAACCAGTTGGAGAATTGCTGTACCAGCGGCATGATCGCCGCGATGGCGGTCGTCACCGCCGTCTGTATCGCCGTCCACCCCGCCATGAATGCGGGAACGACGTTGGTGGTGATGAACGTGCCAAGTTGCTGCAAGCCGGGAAGCAATGTGCCGGTGATGAAGGTGACGATTTGCTGAATAATCGGCATCGTCGCATCCCTGATGCCCATCCAGTTGGTCGCCCACGCCACCGCCAGCGCGCCGACAATCACGACGAGCGCGGTGATGGGCGCACCGAGCGCGGCGATGATGCTGCCGAGCACCGGCAGCACGGTCGAGAGCGCGCCCACGATTGGCCCCAGCCCCGTCAGCGCCCCGACCAGGAGCGGCAAGGCGATCCCCACGACGCGCACCGCAGGACCGAGCGCCAGGAACCCGGCGATGAGTCCCTGCACCGGCGTGGGCAGCGCGTTGAACGCCTCCTTCGCCTGCACCACGACGCCCTTGATTTTCTCCAGTGCGGTGAGGAGCGTGTTGACCCCGCCCGACGCCCGCGCCATCGCGTCAGGTCCGAACGCCGCCTCGATGGCCTTGAGGATGGGGCCGAACATGCCATTGATGTCGCCCGAGGCCAGCGACTTGAACGCCGTCACCAGCGAGCCGATAGCGGTGCCCGCCCGCTCCACCAGCCCCGGCAGCGCGCCCAACCCCGCCGAGAGCGCGCCCGCGAGTCGCGGCCCCCACGCCTGCAAGAGCGGGATGCTCGCGTTGGTCGCCTGCGTGGCGAGGTCCACCAGTTGCTTCAAGGCGGGGAGGAACGCCATCCCGAGCGCGATCTGCGCCGTCTCGAATGAACCTTTCAGCGCCTCGATGCTGCCCTTGAGGTTGTTGTTCCGCATCGCGCCGACTTGCGCCGCCGTGGCCCCATTCTCGATTTCGTGCAGCCACTTGTTGATACCGGCCGCGCCCTCGCCATACAGCACCGTCGCAGCCGTCAGTGCTTCATTCCCGAACAGCGTGGAGAGGGCGTGCGCCCGCTGCTGGTCGGTCAACCCCTCCATCTTGCCGCGCAGCTCGCCGCTCACGTCGGCGAGGGATTTCATCTGCCCGTTGGTGTCGAAGAACTCTAGCCCGAGTTCCTTGATAATCTTGGACGCCTGCTTGGAAGGGCTGGCGAGGTTGACGAGCATCGAGCGCAGCGCCGTCCCGGCCGCGCTGCCTTTGATGCCCTGGTTCCCGAGCGCGGCAATGGTGGCGGTCACTTCCTCGATGCTGAGGCCCATGCTGTTGGCGATCGGGCCGACATACTTCATCGCCTCGGCAATATCGTCCACGCTGATGGCGCTGCTATTGGCTGCGCTGGCGAAGAGGTCCGCGACCATCGCCGCATCGCTGCCCGCTAGCCCGAAGTTGGCGAGCGCCATCGCGGCAATCTCGGCCGCGCGCCCCACGTCGATGCCGCCAGCCGAGGCGAGGCGCAGCGCGCCCAGCGCACCACCGCCCACGATGTCCTGCACCGAGAGGCCCGCCGCCGCGAGTTCGCGCATCGCGGTCGCCGCCTCGGTCGCGCCGATGCCCGATAGGCTGGTGTCCTGGCCGAGTTGGATGGCGGTGTCGGAGAGGGTTTGTAACTCCTTGTCCGACGCGCCCGCCACGGCGGCAACGCCGCTCATCGCGGACTCGAAGTCCATCGCCGCGCCGATGCTCGACACCAGCCCGGTCGCCAACCCGAGGCCCGCAGCCGCGACCGTGGCAAGCCCAGCCGTCGCCACTTTGGCGAGGCCACTCATGCCGCCGAGTTGCTTCCCGAACCCGGACAACACCGACGACGCCTGGTCTTTGGCTGTGAGAAGGACGACTAACTCTGCCGCGCTTGCTATGGCGTATAACCCACCTGAAACGTATCATGCACGACAATCGTATCTAAGTCCCAATGAGGAGGAGAGCCATGTACCGACTGCTGCTCGTTCCGTTCGTCCTGGTGGCGCTGGTGGCCTGTGGTGGCACCGCGCCGACCGCCACGCCCACCTTCGCCCGCTACACCGCCGATGATGTGACCAAGGCGCTGATGCCGCTGGGGATAACCGACATCAAGGCGGGGACGCGCGACCCCAAGAGCGTGGCCCCGAACACCTACACCGCCGCGCAAGAGTTCAGCATCCCGAGCATCGCCCCGAAGGGCGGGCAGGTGCAGATATTCGCCACGGCCAGCGACCTGGCCGCGATGCAGACCTGGTATGCCCGATTCCCCGACCTGGCCCCGTATGTCTATGTGAAGGGCAATGCGCTCGTGCAACTGAACAACACCTTGCCGAAGGCCGAGGCCGAGAAGTTCCGCGCCGCCGTCGAGGGGATGCGTTAGTCCTCGTACCGGGTGAATGTCTCGTCTGGCTTGAGCCCTTCCATCGCCGCTTTCGCCTCGCCCTCCGCGCCCATCACGGCGAGGTAGTAGCGCACGCGGTCGGCCGGTTCGTCCTCAAGTTGCCACGGCCACTTGCCGAACCGCTCGGCCAGATGCACCAGCGCCAGCGGCCAGGGGCACCCGACGTTGCGCCTCTTGCGCGGCGGCTTGCGCGCGTCGTCGGTGAAGGCCCAGATGGCCGCGTCTAGGCTTTTGGGACCGTCTCGCCCGCGCCCAGCTTGCCGATGAGCGCCATCAGCAACTCCGCAGGCACCTGGCGAAACCCGTCCGCGTTGCAGGGGATGGCGTTCCCCTCCTCGTCGCACACGTCCCACGCGATGACCAGTTGCGGCAGGATGCGGATGAGTTCGCCGAACGCGCGCACACCCGCCATGTTGTCGTCGCCGCCCGCCTGGAGTTCGCTCAGGGTGAGGAAGAGGCCGAACGGCGCATTGGTGCGAATCGTCGCGCTGAACCCCGCGTAGTCGTCCTCAAGGTGTACGATGCGGGTCTTGATGGGCATACGCGCTTTGCCGGGGAGCACCAACGGCGGCGGCGTGCCGTGCCCGTTGCCCCCTTCGCTGTGCTCTGCGTCCATGTAGACCACCCTCTCGCCGCCCAGAATTGCGCTCATCATGTCCCCCAGCAGGGGCGACGACCCAGCCAGCCGCCGCCCCCGCATCTGTACTAGAGGTTGTTACCCCACGACCCGTTCGCCGTGATGGTGCCCGAGATGGTCGCGGGACCGTCCACCGGCACCTCGATCGAGTAGTCCACCCAGCAGGGGCCATAGGCGTATTTCGCCGCCGCGTCCGTAGACACGTAGAGATACGCCTTCGCGCCGTCCGCCGAAAGGCTCGCCGTTTTTACGGTGCTGTCGGTGTCGTCCCAATAGCCGCTGAACTCGACCGATACGTCAGGGAGTCCCTGCACGTAGGTCTTGTTCGAGTCGCCGAAACTGGTCGTCTCTTCCTTGTCCGTGGAGTAGTCGAGACTCCAGTTGGAGAGGGATGCGACCGGGGTTGCCGTCCCGGCTGCCGTGGTTGCGAGGTAGAGCCTGCCCTTGCGTCCGTGGTACCTGGCCAAAACTGCTAACCCTTTTCAGCTAATGTTCGCCTATACATTCAGACCGCTGCATCAGTCAGCAGCGGTAGCCAATGCGTCGCGCGAGGCCACGCCATGCCCCGCGAGAGTCGCCGTGAGTTGGGCCGCACGAGCGGCGTAGGTGTGGGGTGCCGCCTTGCCGGGGAGTTGCGCGGCGAAGAATTGCCGATCGACCTCGCGTGGCAGATAGCGCCGTATGTATTGTTCGAGTTGCTGCGGGGTGCGATAGGTCGGCACCAATGAGCCGAACACCTCGAATATCTCGTCGCGCTCATCGCTCATCGCGAACGCCCCGCACGCGGCCAGTTCCAGCGCGCGCGGGTTCAGCGACTCCGCGCCCTCGATGTGCTCCACGCCGAGGCCGTAGCCCTTGCTGGTGCGGTAGGGGTTGAGGTTCACCTTGGCCGCCCGGTACATTGCCTGGGCGGTGCGGTTATCGACGATGCCGCCCTTGATGTAGCGCCGCAACTTGTGACGGCTTGGCAGCAGGCCGAACGCGCCGTACATCGCGAAGTCAATCCCGGTCCAGTCCACCTCGGAGAAGAGCGCGATCCGCTCCTCGAACAGCGTGCCGATGAAGAGGACATCGTGCGCCGGTGTGCCCTCGGGAATCGGCCCGGTGCTCGACCGCTCGGGGTCGTAGGCGTGCGCCAGGTAGTGCGTGTTCGGGTTGACCCGCCCCAGCACCTCGACGCTGGTGCGCTCGTTGGTGAACACGATGTCTGCCCACGGTGCGACCCGCGCCTGCGCCTCATCGTCGTAGGGGGATTCGCTCAGGACGAGCGCCACCTTGACGCCCGCGCGCTTGAGCAGGATGAAGAAGTCGGGATGGAAGTACATGCCCGAGAAGATGACCACCCAATCGGGCTGGTGGTAGAGCGCCTGCGGGATGACATCCATCGCCGCTTTCGTCAGCGCCTCCTCCCACGCGAGCGGGGTATTGCCTGAGCGCCGCGCCCGCCAGCGGTAGAACTTCACCGCGTCATCGAGGCGCGTGCAGAGGTCGTAGTGCTTCACGTCGTGCCCCTGCGCGATGAGCGCGCGGGCGAAGCCGTGGAACACGTCGCCGGTGGCATAGGACGCGCCCGGATGGACGCACAAAAGCTTCATGCTACAATTCCCTCGATGGCTGGGGGCTGTAGAGTAACCGGCAGTTCGCCCGCTTTCGGGGTGGGAAGTGTGGGTTCGACTCCCACGAGTCCCCTCGCCATCACCCTCACGCCGCCCTCCGCGCCCGCATGAAGGCCCATTCGTGAATGATTCGCGCGATGTATTCGCGCTGCTCGTCGCTCACCCACCAACCATTAGGGATGCTCACTTGCCGCGCGTCGAAGGCGTCCACACCGGGCAGCGGGTCGCTGGTACTCACCTTCTTGAAGGCGTCGTGGGCATCATTGCGCCGGTGTACCTGGCTGGTGGCGATGCCGCGCTCCCCGAGGTACGCGGAGAAGCTGTCGCGGTCGTCCACGCACAGCGTCATCAGCCAGTAGGCGCACGCCGGGTCGTAGGGCGGCACGTCGATACCGGGGAGGTCGGCCAACCAGCGGCAGTAGTACTCCGCGTTGGCGCGACCACGGTCCACCGCCGCCGCCAGGCCGGGGAGGTTGGCGAGGCCGATGGCCGCCGCGATGTCGTTCAATTGGTACTTGTAGCCAATCTCCTGGATGTTCTGCGCGCAGCGGAAATCCGCGCTGCTCTCGCGGTCGAGGCCATACCAGCGGAGCAACTTCGCGCGCTGGTATTGGCTCGGTGGGGTGATGAGCGCGCCACCGTCGCCCATCGTCAGATGCTTGATGGCCTGGAAGGAGTAGCAGACGTAATCGCCTTCGTTGCCGCCGTAGGGGCCGTGTGCCGCATCCTCGATGATGGCAGGAATGCGCCCGCCACCTTGGGCAACCTCAACGAGCATTCGCATCTTGCCGTATTCGCAATTCCGCCCGCCCCAGTTGACCGCGATGATCGCCTTCGTCCGCTCTGTGACCTTCTCGGCCACGCTCAGCGGGTCGATGTTCCCGGTCAGCGGGTCAACGTCAGCCCAGACGATGCGCGCACCACGCAGCGCGGGCGGGCTATTGGTCGCCGTGCAGGTGATGGGCGTGGTGATGACCTCATCCCCTGGCCCCACGCCGATGAGATGCAGCGCGAGGTCGATGGCGCTGGTGCAGGAGTTGAGCAATAGCGGCGGTTCGGGTGCGCCGATGAGTTCGCCAAACTGGCGCTCGAACTCCGCGCACTTCGGACCTTGGCCGATGTACCCTGATGACAGCACCTCGTTGACGAGGTAGCCCGCGCCTTCGTCCATGCGAACTTGAAATAGCTTTATCTCGTGACTCATTTAGCCCCTCCCCGTGGTATAATTTGGGGAGAGGAAAGCCGGAGCGCTGCTACTAACAGCCCCCGGCGTGACGCCCCAAAGCCTGTCAAGGAGGCTCAGATGACGCACCCCAACTATACCACCCCAACTACTCCTGAGAATGTCGAAGATCGCTTCTGGTCGAAGGTTGACCGCAGCGGTGATTGTTGGCTGTATGTGCCGGGACCAAGCACGCGCTATGGCATTTTTTGCCCCGGCCATCAAGGCAAGGTGAGCGCGCACCGCTTCTCCTACGAACTGGCCTATGGCCCCATTCCCCTTGGAATGCTGGTCTGCCACCGCTGTGATGTGAAGCGTTGCGTTCGTCCTGATCACCTGTTTCTCGGCACTTCGGCGGACAATATCCATGACATGCACGCGAAGGGGCGTGGTCAGCGCGGAGATAAGCATTCCGCGCGCCTGCGTCCTGAGACTCGCCCACGGGGAAGCGCTCACGGTCGCGCCCGATTGACTGAGCGCGACGTGACGGAAATCCGCGCGGCTCTCGCCTTGGGCACCCGTGGCACCGTGTTGGCACGTCGCTTCTGTGTCACGGTGTCCACAATTAGCCGCATCAACAAGGGCCATATTTGGCGTCACGTCGCATAGGGGGGCAACATGGCGAACAAAAAATTGCTGCGTGCGGAGAAGAACCGGGATGCCTGGATCGAACTGTACGCCGCTGCGGTTCGGTCGTACATTGACCACCTTCAGCGCGGCAACTACTATCAGGCCAATGCGGTGGCCGCGATTATTGAGGACACACGCAAGCAAGTAGAGCAGGCCTGCATCGAATTCGAGGAGGCGCACTAGAGGAATCATCGCTGCTCTCCCATCCACCACCCGCACGGCAACTCAGCCTCGGGCGCGCTGTAGTCGAACCGGCTCACCCCATGCTCAACCCGCACCTTGGGCCGCGTGCGGTAGTGCCGGCAGCCATCCGCCTCGCCCGTCATCTCCCACTCACGGTCGTTGTGGAGCGCGCAGGCGGCCGGATTGCTCACGAGCGCCCGCGCGTAGACCTCATGCCCCACAGAGCCGATGAGATGGCTCAGGATGCGCCCGCCGTACTTCCGCCCCTCATGACCGGGCAGCACGGCGCAGGACGAGACCCAGGTGCCGTCCTCGCGCTGCAGGAGGGCGCTGTAGCCCACCAGTTTGCCGCCGAAGGTGTAGAGGAAGGCGTTCACCCGCTGCCGGTTCTCCTGCCACCACGCCCGCTGTCGCTCGTCGTCAATCTCGCTGTTGTCGGCAGAGAACCCGAACCGCTGGATGTGGCGAATCCGCCCCATCGTCAGCGCGTCGTCCTCGGTGCAGACGGGCGTGGCGACGAGCGTGGGGCGCGTGTCGGCGGGCGTGGCGAGCGCGGGCAGCGGCGGCACCGTCTCGATGACCTCGGCCTCGGGAGAGACGCAGGGGATAGCGTGACGCATGGCGTCAGCAAAGGACTTTGCAGCAAGCACGAGAGCGCCATGCTCATCGGTATACCGCTCGGGGTTGTTGAGGATTTCCCCGAAAGTCAGCTCGCCGGGCTTGCGTGGAATCACTGACATCTCTAACACCTCAACTCGGGCGCGCGATGGCGATAAGTCGATCCACCCACACCGGCCCCACCCCCACCGCAGCCCACAGCCGCAGCGTGGACTCGATGAAGTCCCAGTCCCCCTCGTACCGCTCCGACCATTGCCCGAGCAGGCTGGGGAGGTTCGGCGTCACGATGCAATGCCCGCCGATGAGTCCTTGCCCCAGCAGCCCCGGCGCAAGCCAGTACGTCGGCCCGTGGTAGGAGCGGAACCGGAACAGCATCGGCGTGGGGCGCGGCAACTGCGCTGCCGTATCGCGAATCGCTCCGAACGCACCCGCCGCGAACACGTCGTCGTCGTCGTTGAAGGTGATGTACTCGCCCCGCGCCTTGCTCATCGCGTGGTTTATCTGCGCGTGGCCGTAGTCGTGATGACCGGGTGTGTGGGGCACGAAGCGCACGCACGCGCCCTCGGGTGCCTCCTGCCCCAGCCTGCCGCACAGTTCGCGCACGTCGTCCAGCGGCGAATCGGTGGTGTCGGCCGCGACCAGGATTTCGTCGCCCTCGCAGAGCTGGTGAAGCGCGCTCAGGATGGAGCGGCGCAGGAGCGACAGGCGGTCGATGTCTGCGGCACAGGTCGGGATGATGGCGCTTATGCTAGGCACGTTAGACCGTCCCCATGGTATAATTAGGGCACAGAGAATCCCCGCGCTGCCTGGTACGCAGCCGGGGAGTGGCACCAGAACGCTGGAGGTTCCAATGCCCCGCAATTATCGCAAACATCCGGCAAAATGCGAACGCTGCGACGCGGACTTCTTGCGCGTCTCGGGACAGAAGACCCGCTACTGTTCGCACGATTGCGCCAACAAGGCGCGGAGCATAGGCTTTGCCGAGCGATTCTGGTCGAAGGTAGACAAAACCGGCGATTGCTGGCTGTGGACTGGTGGATGCACCAGCTATGGGTATGGTGCTTTCTCCGTCAGCACAGGAATCGCCAAACTGGCGCACCGTGTCGCTTATGCCTTGTGCATCGCCCCGCCCCCCGATGACCTTATGGTTTGCCACACTTGCGACAACCCACCGTGCGTGAATCCGGCGCATCTCTTCCTGGGCACGCGCGGCGATAACAATCGTGACCGCGCCGCAAAGGGACGCACGCAACGAGGCGAGGCCCATACCTCGGCCAAATTCACCGATGAGACGGTAAAGGCGATTCGCGCCCGCTATGCTCAGGGCGGAATCACTCAGGCGGCTATGGCGCGAGAGTACGGTGTCTCGCTCCAAACCATTAGGTGTATTGTCACGAATCGATCGTGGCGTCATCTCGTTTAGCCCCGGCTAAGAAAATATCTCCACCTCGAACCCTGCCGTCAGCACGCTCTTCCCGCCCATCTCGCGCGTGCTGTAACTCGTCATTGCAATCACCTGCACCGAGTGCAGCCCGTCGCCCGCGATCGGCTCTTCCAGCGCGGCGACGATGGTGCTCGGGGCGAGGAAGTAGTCGAGCGCCGCCTGCGCCTGCCCCAAGTCCCCCAGCAGCACCCCCACCGTCACGCCGATGGTGTAGGTCAACTCGCCGGGAAAGGTCGCGTGGTAGTTGATGCGAAGCGGCAGCGTCCACGCAGCGGGGAGGTGCGGCACACCCGGCTCGATGGCGTAGGCGGTCAGCCCCCGCACCGTCGCCAGCCGCTCCTTGAGCGCGGTTCGCACCTGCGTCAATGTCGCCGCCATTAGCCCGCCCTCCCCGTGGTATAATTGGGGTGGGAGCGATGGCGTGGTAAACCATGCTGACGAAACGGAACGGTCGCGTCGAGCCCTCTTCCGTCCTCGGGGATTGAGTCCCCGTTGAGTGGGTCCGCTCGCTCCCCAACATAAAGCCCCCGCGCTGCGCTAACAGCCGGGGGAGTGGCACAACGACTCAGGAGGTCGTCATGCACCCTCAGTATACCCCAGAACAGATTGCGCGCTTTTGGTCGAAGGTGGATAAGTCCGGCGACTGCTGGATTTGGATCGCCGGCCGGATTCAGACTGGCTATGGTTCGTTCTATGCGAACGGGCGCAGCCACCGTGCCAACCGCGTGGCCTACGAGATTGCCACCGGCCCCATCCCCGAGGGGATGTTCGTCTGCCACCGATGCGACAATCCATCCTGTGTTCGACCTGATCATCTCTGGCTTGGTTCCGCTGCCGAAAACTCCGCTGACATGGTGGCGAAGGGGCGCGCTGCAAGTGGCGATCAAAGCCCGGTGCGCCTGCATCCAGAGAGTCGCCCGCGTGGCGAGAAGCATCATGCCGCGAAGGTGACAGCGGAAACCGTAAAGGCAATCCGCGCCCGCTACGTGCAGGGTGGCGTCACACAGATGGCCTTGGCTGCGCTGTTCAGCCTTGACCAGACCACCATTTCGGACATTATTCGCCGCAGGAGTTGGCGTCACCTTTAGCCTCCAGCCATACGGGCGACAACACGCGCTCCGACCTTGACAAAGAGTGCAGTCACCCGGCCCACGTTGGATTCAAAGGCCGGTTTCATGAATGGGCGCTTCCGCGTACCCCGGCGTCCGATACTGCGAGCCAAAACGTACGGGTTTACGCCGTGGCGGGCAGCCCACCCGGCTACTGCGGAGACTGGGGGTGGCTTTCCTGCACTTCGGCCCATTTCTACAAATAATCCGTACCCCGCCGATGGGCCGATACGTGAGGTCAGACCGCTGATGTTGTGCGTGATGGAGCCCGCGAGCCTGCCCGTATCCTTCGGGGCCAGCCCTCGCGCCGCGCCCTCGATGAGCAGCGAACCCGCCACTAGCGCAACCTTTACCTCGCTCTCCAGCGTGGCCGGTGCCGCCGCCGCGCCCGCCGCCAGTTTCTCGATGCCCTCAATCTTGATGCTGATTTCCATTAGTACACCGCCGCGCCGACGCGCCCCATCGCCCGGTATGGCTTGAGCAGCAATTCCACGTCGCTGTCGGCCTTGGTGATGCGGGTAAAGGTGGTCAGGTCGATGCCACCCACAATCCCCAGCGGCGCCCCGCGCCGCGACCACAGCCGCGCCGCTTGCAGCAGGCACGCCTCGATGACGGGAGACGGTGCCTCGCCGTTCACCACGTAGCCCCAGTCGCCAATCACGCGCACCCGGTAGCCGGGAGAGAACGCCTTCGATGACCGGGGCGCGATGGTTATCTGGCTGTAGATGCCGCTGTCGGGCCAGGACTGCACCGGCATGAGCCAGTAGTCCGTGTTGGCGGTGAGCGTCGTCCCGTAGGTCAGGTCGCCGTCATCGTCCACGGTCACGCTGGTGACGGTGCGGATGTCGGGCTGGAGGTTGAGGGAGTCGTAGCAGGAGGCGACAAAATACTTTGTGGCTGCCGTTTCGGCGCGGAAGGTGCGCCCGGTGTACTGCTCAATTTGGAGGGTTGCGGCGTCGAGGCACCGCTGCAAAAGCACAGTATCCTCGGCGGTGAAGTTCGCCACGCCGTCCGCACTGCTGGACAGGTGGAACTTGAGTAGGGTCAAGTCCGCGTAGGACATCGGGTGCCCGCCTTTCTCAGAGGGGCCAGGGAGCCGGGGGGCTAGGAGGCCCAGCCCCCCGGCAAAAGTCAGCCTATTGAGTTGTTAGGTCAGCCCGGTCACGGAGCAGAAGCCATACGGACGGAACACCGCCATCGCGGCGCGCAACTCAGCGAGCAGCGCGATCATGTTGCGGACGAACATTTGGTCGATGTAGCCCATCCTGACGAACGCCTCTTCACGGTCGAAGAGGGTATGCGTCTGCGGGGTGAACGCCCCCACCAGGCCGGTGCCGTCCGTGATGCCCAGCGACTTCACGACCGGGAGGCCGAAGATGGTCTGCGGTCCCACCTGACTCGGTGGCCCCATCAGGTAGCTGCCGAGGGTGGCGGTCGCCGCGTTCTCGCGGAGGAGGCGCACCGTCTGCCACTCGGTCGGGTGGAGCACGATGTCGGTCGGACTGACGAGGCCGGAAATCTCGATCTTCACCATCATCTTCAGGAGGGTGTCCATCGAGTTCTCGCTGGCCGCCGTCGCCTGCGTCAGAATCCCCGAGTTGAGGATGCCGAGGAGGTTCGGGCTGGTGCCGTTGCCGGTGAGCACCTGGCTCTCCAACGCGAGGTCGAGGCCGGTCAGCAGGCGACCGTTGATGATGTCCTGCATCTGCGGCGCGTCGGACAACGCCCTCGTGGTTATGGGGATCCAGTGGGCGATCGTCTCGACCGCCTTGGTGACGCGCTCGTAGTTGATGTCGGTTTCCGGCTTGGTGCCGCTGGTGCCGGTCGTCGCGGTCGCCTCGGCCACGGTCGCCGCGTTGTTGGTGAAGGTGATTTCCTTCACCCAGTCGATCGTGTCGCTGCTGGTGCGGGTGCGGGAGATGAGGTCGAGCACGTTGCGCGGGCGCTGCAACAGGTCCACGTAGCCGGGGCGGAAGTCGTTGATGACGAACGCGCCGCCACCGCTGACCGAGTTGCCCACGACCAGCGCCTTGAGTTGCAGCAGGGAGTAGTCAAGCTTCGCGGCGAGTTCGGGCATCCGCGCGTGCGGGTTGTTGAGCGCGCCCGACTCGACCATCGCCTTGTACTCGGCCAGGCCGGTGAACGACTCGCCCGGCATCAGGCGCTTGCGCTCGCCGCCCGCGCTGCGCTCTTCCGCGTCAACGTGGCGCATCGGGGTCGCCGGCTGCGACGCGGCGCTCTTCTCGCGGGCGATGCGGGCGCGCATGGTGTCGAGTTGGCCCAGTTCCTCGCGCCGCTTCTCCACGGCATCGAGGTCGGCGAACACGCCCTTAGCCCCTTCGAGGTCGCCCTTGCTGATGAAATCCTCAGCCTTGGCACAGAGGTCGATCGCTGTCTTATCCAGCGCGACGACGGTTG